GAAATAAGTTGTAAGATCTTGGGCAGTGACTGACCTAATGTCTTTGCCTGCCAATAACTTCTGTGCATCTACCACTTGAGACTTTGCAAAAGCATGATAGAATTGGTTAGGATATGTGCCATTGCGTAAATTATCGATTGTTTGATTGATTAAACCTTCTTCGAAACCCAAAGTCCTTAATTCTCTACGTTTCTTTAAGAAACTAAGATATGGAAGACCTGTAGAATAGTTTAATTTAGGATCTAAATAATAAGGAATATAACCAGGAGGTGTGATTTTGGAATTTTCAAATTGCTCCGGATACTCTCTAAATATGCCATCTGCAACATAATTAGCTCGATACTCCATATCCCGATCAAGGGGTTTGAATTTTGGAGCATAACGTGCAGTAGCTTTAGCTAGGGAATAAGCATTTTCTTGTCCAATAACGACACCATCTATACCCTGATTTGTAATTTTAAGATATTCGTTGTTCCTATCATTTAATTTATCAACAATTTTATAATTTATAGGATCGACACCATAGGCAAGAGCTTCTTGTTCACCCGTTGCTAGTTGAGGTATTCTTACATTACGTTGAAATTTGTCTATTTTGACATGTTCCATTTCTTTGCGTATTTCAGCGTGCCTAGTGGCAATTTCATGGTGTTTATCTTCTGGAAACATAGTCTTTAAAGGAACGACATTAACATAAGGGGTGAGGGTTTGACCCTCCTCTATTACAGTGTCGGATATATAAAGATCATCATCCATATAATAGACGGGTAGACCCATATGATAATCTACGGGTTTAGTAGGGTTGAGATAAGTAGCCAAAGTACTTACAAAAATAGGATTGTTATTTGAAAAAGCATTGATATTATCCAATGTCCATTGAAGATCAGTTATTGGATCAGTTCTTAATGATGCGGATGTATATGAAATTGCTTGTTCGGCAGCTAATCTTTTAGACAAAAATGGACTTTGAATAAGACCAGCTAGACCCCAAACGGTTTTGATCCTCTGAGCGTGGACCTCAGGCCAAGCAATATCAATAATAGCGTTGATAACTGAAATAAAATCATACCAAACCTGCATGGAAAATTGCGCTAATAACCGAGCAATCTTCCCTGCTTCCAGGAGAATGTTAGTAATATGTTGAGCAAGAAAATGGAATTTATCCATTAACCAATTAACGAAATGTTTCGCTGAAGGAATAATGTCATAGATCAATTCAAGTACTTTATTTAGATCTTGGACGATATAATTGTACCAGGACCCTTTTAAACCCGAAGTTAGATAATCTTCGCGAGTGCGATCATTAAAGGGTTTTATGGACCATGCTTCAACAATTTCCGCTAACTTGTCTTCTGGTAAAGTGTGATAATATTTAGTATAAACAGATTCTAAAGCAGCATCAACCAACTCATCTCTAGTAAGATGATCCCCGTCCTCTAGAATATCAGGACTGGATTCATATAATAATATTAAAGTAGCTAATTCTTTCGATATTTGATCTGGAGTTGGTTCTTCGAGGCCCAGTGGCTCATTTAGGGTTTTTATAATGTTTTCGATTTGAG